AAGAAGGACGAAAAATACCTTCGTCAATTGGACAGCCAATTGGCCAGAGACATCTGGCTCTCAATTAAAGAGGCAATCCGTGAGGGCATGGAAGGCCTTCGTGAAGACCTCTGTCCATTCTGCCTAATGGCCGAAGGTAAGTGCCATATCTGCCCCTATGCTGAACATCATGAGATGTGCCATCATCCATACAGTCACTTCGCCCTTCTTATCAATAGCATTGACTACAACTATGGGTCGGCCGAAAAGGTCTTGACAAATGAATTCTACGTAAACCTACTCAGAAGCATAGAAAAGGAGGACTCCAAATGCCAGACAAGCCAATAACAAGAATCGCCCTCATCGTATATGGGATAGCTTGCCTAATCGCTGGAGCCTTATGCAAGGCAAGCTGGCTAATCTCATAGGCTTCTTGATGGTGCTTGCAAGTTATTAACCAACAAACTAGCGAGCCAGAGGCTCGCCTAAGGCTCGCCCAAAGGAGGACGCTATGAAAATAGCCATCTCGGGCACTCACGGGACTAGCAAGACTACTCTTGCCTTCGCTAAGGCGACGGCCCTCAAGCTGGCTAACCCCACTAAAACCGTCGCCTTGTTGCAAGAGGTGGCGGCCGAATGTCCCTTGCCAATCAACAGGAACACTACGATGGAGTCCCAACTATGGATTCTCGGCCAACAATTGAAGCGAGAGATTGAATTGGCTGCTAGGTTTGACATCCTAGTGTGCGACCGCACTATTTTCGATACCCTGGCATACACCCACTACGTTGACCCTAAACTAGGTCAAGACCTCTTCAGGGCTCTCCTTCCCTACGCTCGCACTTATGACACCATCTACTTCAAACACCTCAGGGGGAACGACTTCCTCCAGGATGACGGCCTAAGGGACACCGACCCTGCCTTCCGTCGCTTCATAGACGAACGTCTCGCCTCTATGTATTCTGTCATCCAAGGCCTGCCCTCAGGCCCTCGAATCGTAGACATTCCAGCAACCCAAGCGGTCGACTCTACGGCCGACGAAGTCGATAAGGAGGCTCTATGAACAAAAGAGACCTGTCTACAAGCGTCCGTCTCAATACTAAAGTCTTAGCCAGACTTCTGGCTTTCTACGAAAGCCAAGGCTGGCAGGTCAAGCACATAGCTTCGTTCGTCAGTGCTCTCATCGAGGAGCTTGACAAACTATTGCTGGCCAACGTCCCTGCATATGCTTCGCATATGCAGATGACCTTCGACGAGGCTGTCGCAAAGCTTGCGAAGTTTCGCAACCTAAGGGTTGCCCCTCAAGTGCGTGCAAGATTGCTGGCCGACGAGCTGGCCATTCCCACTACCACGAAAAACGAACGGCTTAATGAGAGAAGGCGTCAGAGACGCCTCCAGGCCAACCCTCCCGACTACACTCCTCATGTGCCTGTGTCTCTGACACAAGGCCAACCAGCCAACTTTCAGCCAGCGACAGCTGGGGAGAGCGAAGTGCCTAAGGAAATCCTAGAAACCGCCCAGCGAATTGCTTCGCAATTCGATGTTGAGAGACTGAAGGAAGAGCTAAAGCAAAAGCTCCAAAGCCAACCAACAGGCGAGAGGCGTAAGCTAGAGGTTGTCTTCAGGGAGGGCGACCTCCTGACGCTTGGCAGTGCCAAGCGCCCTGACGAGGACGCCCCAGCGGTAGAGGCCTCTCGAGAGGCCTTAGAGGGCCTCCTCAAGAAGGCCGTCCTCCAACGTAAGGCTATATGGCTCCTCAACCTCACAACAAGGGAGGTAGCCCTCCTCTACAAATGGAACGAAGAGGATGGCTCTCTACAGGCGGCCACCGCTTGCAGCCGCTTCCAAGCGTCGTCTTGCGACGCTAACGATGTCGCTGAAAGTGACGGAAGGGCATTGACAAATGACCCAAAATGTGGTATAAATAATTCAAATGTTTAACAAAATGGCAGGCCATACGGCCTGCCTAAAACCTACAAAGGAGGAACGTTATGAATAAGAAGGTTTACGCAAAAGTGCACGCTTGTCTGGTAGAAGCGGATGACTCCTTACTAGCCGCTTTGGAAAAGGAAGACAAGGCAGACGAGTATAAGGCACAAGCTTTGGCAAAACTATCAGAGGCTATAGAAATCCTAAAGAAATAAGGAGGGACGTCATGACAAGGGAATTTAACGAGGTTGCGAGCTTGCTCGCAAGACGTGACTCCACGACCTTTGAGGAGGCCAAAGGCCTCCTCCTCGACACCTTGGCTGAGGTCGAAGACCTTGTTGCCGAAGGCGACTTCGACGAGGCCCTCCTCGTGTGGAGCAAGCCCTAGGGCTCAAGCCCGACTATTTGGAAATGTTGCTTTGTTAAATTTTTTAACATAGGAGGATTCCAAATGTATACTAAGGAAGTTCTAGAAAGGGCTCAGGACTTCGTCACAGAGGCCTCCAACAGCCTTTCTTGTGCCTTGGAGTATGTGGAACAGGAGGATTGCGAGTTCTTTGTGTTGGAGGAAGCCTCTTCTGTCATCATTAACCTCTTCAGGGCCCTTGCCTTGATGGTAAACAAGAAATTGGAGGAGGAGTAACATGTCTTACATTCTTATTCACTTTATCGTAGCCTTTGTAGCCAGCACTCTCTACCTCTGGCTCGTATATCGCAACGTATGCTGGCCACACATCTATGGCTGACTCTTATGCCTCGCCCCAGTGGCCAACCTCCTGTGGGCAAGCATACTGGCTTGCGAAGCTATCGACGACTTCCTACAAAGGAGGTGGCTATGAAAAAGCCTCGTTGTCCTAGCAATCTTCTTCATAGGCCTTTCACTCTTAATCGACTAAAGGAGGAGTAAATGGACAAGCTATCAAGCTATCTATCTTTAATTGGAGCTGCTATATTTCATTCAACTAGCCCTTCCGAAGACTATAAAGAACCTTCACTAACCAAGTATCAAAGAAAGCTAAAGCTAAAGAGGAAGAGGAAAAGAAAACTATCTCGTTTATCAAGAAGAATAAATAGGAGGAGGAACAAATGAAATACAGTGAAAATGCCCAACAAGTCTATCAAAGGCTTTACTTGCGGGAGAGTGAGTCCATAGAAGACTGCCACTGGCGAATCGCTGGGGCACTGGCCAACTCAGACGACCAGGCCAGGCATTGGAAGTCGCTGCTCGACAGTCAGGCTGTCCGCCTCAACACTCCCTGCATGATAAATGCAGGGATAGACAATGGTGAGTGTTGGCATGCCTGCTTTATACTTGGCTTGGAAGACTCAATGGACTCAATCATAGAGATGTGGGAGACCGTAGCTCGCATCTACAAGGCAGGCGGAGGGGCTGGCATTCCTATTGGCAACCTCCGCCCTAGGGGGGCACCTATCGCTAGTGGCGGCTACGCCAGTGGGCCTCTCTCCTACCTATACGTCGTCCAGGCCATCGCAGATAGCGTTCGTAGTGGCGGTCGTAGCCGTAGGGCAGCCAACATAGCTACAATGCCCTATATGCATGCCGACATCTTCGACTTCATCAATTGTAAGGGCGACGGCTCACTGCAGGCCTTCAACCTCTCCGTCCTGGTGGACGACGACTTCTTCGTCAATCTGAGCGCCCACAAAGAACTGTGGGAGGCCATCTGCACTAAGGCTTGGGAGTGTGGCGACCCTGGCCTTCTCTTCTACGACACTGTCAATAAGACCAACTACGCTCCCTGGCTAGGCGAAATCAGGACGACGAACCCGTGTGGCGAAGTTGCAGGCCCTCCCTGGACGGTCTGCTGTCTTGGCCACATAAACCTTGTCAAATGCCTAAAATATGACAAGCATAGTGGAACACCCCAACTTGATTGGAATGCCCTACGAGCGCTAGTCCACGAACTCACCTATATGCTCAACGAAATGCTCAACAGGAGCCCTTACTCTAGTGAGCGCTTCGCCAAGGTGGCAAAGGCCACCAGGCCAATCGGCTTAGGCCTCATGGGCTTTGCTGACGTCCTCTACATCCTTGGCCTCCCTTATGACTCCCAAGAGGCCATTAACCTCTTCGGACGCATCTGCAGGACGCTCACTACGGAGGCCTGGAAGGCCTCTAATGAGTATGCAGAGACCTACGGGGTTGAGTGTGAAGTCCCTGACAATTGGAAGTCCTACTTCAAAGAACTGCAGGAATACTACCTAGGCAAGGGCCAGGCATTGTGGCCAGTCGCCAATGCCACTGTCACTTGCATCGCTCCAACAGGTAGCACCGCTATCTCGGCCGACTGCTCCTATTCCTTCGAACCTCAATTTGCTCTTGTGTGGGAAAAGAAGCTATCCGACGGCTCTACAATGCATTTCACTAACCCATACTTCCTCGAGGCCGCTACGAGGAAGGGCATTCGTCTGACTGACAAGCAACTAGAACAAATAGCCTCTCACCAAGGCTCAATCCAATCCCTTGACTTCCCCGACTCTCTCAAACGTATCTTCAAATGCGCTCACGACATCCACTGGCGAGACCGCCTACGGATGCAAGCCAGTGGCCAACGCTGGATTACGCAATCTATCTCATCAACCATCAATCTCCCACACACCATAGGCGTGGAAACCATAGGAGAAGTCTACAGGGAAGCATGGGAGCTAGGCCTCAAAGGCATTACTGTCTTTCGTGACGGCTGCCTCGACAGTCAGCCTGTCAACTTTGGGTCAGTCGAAGCTACATCCAAACAGAAGCGTCCACCAGTCCTTGAGGGCCGAACTCACAAGCTTCTCACAGGCGACGGCACTCTCTACCTAACCGTCAACAATCACGAGGGAAGACCCTTCGAAGTCTTCGTGACGATAGGCAAGGGAGGCCACAATGAGGCTGCAAATGCAGAGGCTATAGGACGCCTCGTCAGTTTGTGCCTCCGCTCTAATGTCCCTATGGAGTCAATCGTCAAGCAGTTGGAGGGCATAGGAGGCAACACTCCTATCTTCCAGGAGGGTGGCCTCATCAAATCTCTCCCTGATGCAATTGCCAAGATACTTGGCGAGTATTGCGACGATGCTACGTTAAAAAATTTAACACAGCCAAAGGCTGTGTGCCCTCGCTGCGGCTCCCCTATGCGCCTCGACTCTGCATGTCGAGGAGGCACATGCGTGGCTTGTGGCTACAGCAAATGTGAGTAACCCTGGTAGCCTTTGGCTACCCTTAAACTGGACATCTGAAGGTTGTCCAAAGGAGGAACGCTATGCCAAGGTTCAATACAATAAACGACCTTAGGGAGTGGGTCAAGCAAGGAAATGGCCGCCGCTCCATTTCTATAGAGATAGGCGAACCAGGCAACGGAGACTACTTCCGCATCTGGTTCTATGACTACGATTTGGGAAAGGGAGCAGCTGCCCATTCCCTCCCTTGCGAACTTGACCCACACGCAGAGATGTTAAAGTCCCTAGAGGACGAAATAAAATGTAACCTCAAACTATTGGAGGCAAGCCATGAGCAATAAAATAACCAACAATAATAAACTAGCCAACCTCCTCATTATGCACGAAGGCCTACGCCTCACTCCCTATCGCTGCACTGCAGGTAAGCTAACCATAGGCGTTGGCCGTAACCTAGAGGACAAGGGCATAAGTCGCGACGAGGCCCTCTATCTCCTCCACAACGACTTACGAGAGTGCGAACATGACCTTAGGACAATCTTCCCTAATTGGGACTCCCTAAGCGACGTCCGCAAGGCCTGCCTCATCGATATGCGCTTCAATCTCGGCTATAGAGGCTTCCGCTCCTTCAAACGCTTCATAGCCGCTGTCAAGGAGGGCGACTACGAACGGGCATCAAAGGAGATGCTCAACTCTCGCTGGGCTTCTCAGGTCAAACATAGAGCAATTGACCTCTCCCTTATGATGCTAAACGACGAATGGCCTGAGGAGGTATAGCCATGAAAATGAAATTAGTGCAAGAAGTCCTAACTTTGCTCGACAAACTGCCTGCAATAACTCCCGATGAGGTCGATGTTAAGAGTCTCATCAGAGTCAAGCTTTTGGAGCTAAAAGAGTTGCTCGAAGAGGATGAGGTATGGACTTAAAATCACTCGTAGGGCTTGACATCTGTTTGGGTTTATGGTATAAATGGTTTTAACAAAATGGGCAATCCATTAAGGATTGCCCTCAAAACTAGGGAAAAGGAGGAACGAAATGGAAGTTACTATTGAAGAAAGAATCAAACATCTCTTAGATGTTGAAGTCCAGATTAGAAGAAGGATTAAACTCCTTAACGAGGAGATTGCCTCCCTCCAATTGGAACGCTTAGGCCTCCGTCGCTGGGCGGACGAGCTTGAGGCCGAGAGATTGAAATTGGAAGAGGAAATCACTTCTATTACTAAAGTCCAACCGAAGCGCAAATCTAAGAATAAACTGGAAGAATTGGTAGAAAAATTGAAGGCCAACCCCCAATTGCTAAAGCAATTGGAGGATTTACTTAAACAATAAAAAATTTCAAAGGAGGTATGCTATGGAACTCGTAAAGGCCAAAAAAGGTGACAGAGTAGTAAGCGTAAACTACGATTTTGGCGAAAGCCTACAGGACGCCGTCTCAAAATTCGGTGAAGACGTAGTCTTCACAAAGTTCAAGCAGGCAGCCAGAATTGACCTACAGGCTGTCTTGCGTAGAGGAATTGAAGCAGGAAAAACCGACGAGGAAATTGCCCAGCTTGCTGGGCAGTGGAAGCCTGGCCTCGTCATGCGGACTTCAAAAGACCCAATAGAGGTGATAAAAGCCAAGTTGGCCATCTTGTCCGAAGAGGACAAACGCAAACTCATTCAGATGCTCAGGCAGAGCTAACAAACCAAAGTGGGCGACCGCAAGGTCGCCCTAAAGGAGGAACGTGATGAGGAGAAAAGACATCATGCTTTGCTATCCATTTGAGCCTAAAAGGCTCAACAATTGGCCTCTTCCCTGGCTTGTCCAACCTAAACTTGATGGCCTCCGCTGTCGTGCCATCTACGAAGATGGCCAATGGAAGTTAGTGTCAAGTGAGGGCAACCCTATCATAAGCCTCCCTCATATCGTCGACTCGCTGAACATAATAGACACTTTTGATAGTTCAATACAAGAGCTCGACGGCGAACTCTACGCACACGGTATGGCCTTTGAGGACATTATTTCTCGTTCAAAGCGCCTGGAACTACATCCTGACTTCACTTCTATAGAATATTACTTATTTGACATTCCTTCCATGCCCGTAAACCAATTTAAACGTCTGGAAACTCTTAATTTTATCGTCCCTAAGTATATGCGCTTGCCATTGCACGTAGTGCCCTGGGACGTCTGTTGGTCGCTGGACGAGGTAATGACGTCATACGAAAAGTGGCTGTCACAAGGCTACGAAGGCATGGTCATAAAGAATGCCTGGTGTAAGTATGAGAGAAGGCGCTCGGTCAATTGGCTGAAATTCAAACCTAAGAAGAGAGATGTCTATCGCATTGTTGGCTATAAGGAAGAGGTCGACAAGTATGGAAGGCCTAAGGGAAGGCTTGGAGCCCTAGTATGCACTGGCCAAGACGGTCATGAGTTCTCGGTGGGGAGTGGCCTCACTGACGCAAAGCGTCAGGAGCTATGGGACAAAAGGGACGAATTGCCAGGCAAATGGTGCCTGGTCGAATATCAGCATATTACCCCTGGTCGAGGGGTGCCTCGTTTTCCAATCTTCGTAAGCGTAATTGAGGAGGGACATTATGAGTAGAGAGACCAAAGTCTACGTCATTAACAGGAGCGGCCACGACTACTCGTATGCCGAGAAGTTTGGCCAACTCGTCTACTTGTCCAAGGGAAGTATGGACAAATACAAGGTAAGCAAAATCGCTCGCTTGTTTGCTGAGCGATTAGCTGATAGCCAGCCAAACGACTATATCCTAGTCACTGGGCTGACGGTTATGAGCATGATAGCCGCAGCTATGTTCGCTCACAAGCACGGCCGTCTGAATCTCCTTATCCATAGACCCGACAACACTTACGTGGCCAGGGAGATTGTGCTTGACGGCCTATGTTAAATTATTTAACGAAGGAGGAACGAAATGTCTTTCTTGCATGACCTTACCTTTGGCGAACAGCCACAAGACCGCCAGTGGGCAGGGTTGGAAGAACGCTCTGACTGGTATGACTTTGACTCTTCCAAGCTCCAATGCTACATGCAATGCCCTCGTCGCTACTTCTACGAATACGTCTGCGGGTGGAAGCCAGACGTCCAGTCTAACCATCTAGTCTTTGGCCAGGCATGGCACGAGGCTATGGAGCACCTTCTGCTATATGGCTATAGCGACGACGCTATTATTGGGGCTTATGACAAATTCCTAACATGCTACCGTAAACACTTCCCTGAGTCTACGGACGAGAGCTTTGCTCCAAAGACTCCTACTAACGCCCTCAAAGCCCTCGCTCAATATTGCGAACGCTACAAAGACGACAACTTCGAAGTATTGCATACGGAGCTAGGTGGTCGCCTCTCCCTCAACTTTGAATCGCCTCACTTGGCCATCATATACAAAATAGACGCCATCGTAAGACACAAAGGGCAGGTGGTCGTCCTCGAACACAAGACAAAGGGAGGCTCCTTTAGCCAGTGGTGGGCTGACCAGTGGAAGACCAGCTTCCAAATCGGCACCTACACCTTCGCTGCCAAATGCCTCTACGAAGACGCTAACAATGTCGTCGTCAACGGCACGGGCTTTCTTAAGACTCGCATCGACTTCATGCGAATCCCTGTTACCAAAACTGAACCTCAAATAAATATGTGGTATAAGTTGGCCGTCTTCTACATCCGCCAAATTTTGTGGGACATAGACATACTCCAAGAGGCTCTTCGTAAAGGCGGCGACATGTCTGCAGCCTTTATCCCTAACCCTACAGCATGCACAAACTTCTTTGGCTGTCCTTATGTGGACTTATGTCTAAGCTGGGAAAACCCTCTAGACCACATCCATCGACTACCAAGTGGCTTCCACGTGGACATTTGGAACCCCTTAGAACGAGTCAAATATAAGCAAGACCTTAACCTCAACCCCTAGGAGGCAAACCATGAATCCTAGCGAAATAGCCAAAAAGGTCCTCGCTCGTCGAAGTGAGAGCCCTCGCACCCGCTATCTCTCATTCCTCGTGTATGGAGGGATGGGTAGCGGAAAGACTTATAGCCTCTCAACAGCTCGCAAGCCCGTCTTCATTCATAGCTTTGACTATGGAGGCACGAAGCTCCCTATCTTCGAACCATTGAGGGAGAAGGGCCTCCTAATCGATGACACTCAGTTCGAAATGGACGACCCCCGCAGTCCGTCCGCTTTCAAGCGCTGGGACGAAGAGTTCAATCGTCTACGGAGAGAGGGCTTCTTTGAGGCCGTCGGCACCTACGTCATTGACAGCGCTACGACCTGGGCTCAAAGTGCTATGTGGGAAATTCTCAAGAGACAAGGACGGACAGGTGGCGTCCCTCAACAAAATGACTGGCTTCCCCAAATGGTGCTATTGGAGAACGCCATTAACGCTATGTTGAATCTGCCGTGCGACGTCATCCTCGTATGCCACGACAACGCTGTAAAGGACGAAGTCACAGGCAAGCTCTACGTCTCAATCCTCATTACGGGCAAACTTGTAAGACGCATCCCTTTGCTATTTGACGAAATCTACCATGCCGAAGTAAAAGACACCAGCAAAGGCCCTCAATTCTACTTCCGCACTCGTCGTAACTCCACTTATGAGGCCCGCACTCGTATTGGGGGAGGAGTGTTCGACGAACTTGAAAGGCCTGACTTCAAATACTTGATGCAAAAGGCAGGCATTGAATGTGAGGACAAGGAACCCTTTAAACTATAAACCAATCAAAAGGAGGTAACCATGACCTTTTTAAGCGAACTTGACCTTGACAATGTAAAGGAAGAGGTAGTTGTTCCTGAAGGCGAATATAAGGTAAAAATCACTGGCTACAACGAAGGCGTAGATAAGAATGGCAACCCCTATATCCTCGTCTTCATGGCTCCCGACTATGACGAGCCAGCAAAGGAATTCTCCTATTTCCTTGGCAAACCAGACCCAAATGACGACCCTCGTCGCCTCAACCGTAAGCTAAGGGACATCAAGAACTTTCTCCAGGCCTTCAACTTGGACAAAGATAGTGACCCCGACTCCTGGATTGGGGAAGAGGCCTGGGCTCTCCTTGGCGTCAAAGATGACGATGAGTATGGTGAGCAGAACTATGTGAAGCGCTTCCTCGTATAGGCCATAGGCAACCTGTTGGGTGGCCTTGAGGCCACCCATTCTATGTTAAAAAATTTAACAAAGGGGGCATAATGACTATAGATGACCTTCACAAATCCATAAGCCAACTCTCTCATGACGAAGCTCTCCGCCTCATCCTTAAGCGTCGTAACGCTCGTATAACCTTCCCTCAACACAAAACAAAGACAAGACGAGTTAGACAAAAGGACAAGGCAGGGGCTCGTAAATCTCTCTTTGACCTCCTTTCCAACCTAACTCCTCAGCAAAAGGAACAACTAATCAAAGAGCTAGGAGGCTAACATGCTTAAAACCATCCCTATCACACAAATAGTGTGCGAAGACCGTGTCCGCCAAGACTTAGGCGACATCCAGGAATTGGCCGCTTCTATTCGCCAGCACGGCCTTATCCAGCCGCTGGCTGTTGAGGCCTTGGAGGATGGCAGGTATAGGGTCGTAGCAGGCGGTCGTCGCTTCGAGGCGTGCAAACTCGCAGGGCTTACCGAAATCCCTTGCCGCATCTACGACTACCTTACTGAAGAGGAATACAAGGTTATTGAACTGGAGGAAAACCTGCAACGCAAATCCCTTACATGGCAAGAGGAAGTCCTTGCCAAAAAGCAAATCCACGACCTTCGCATGAAGATGCACGGTGCTAAAAAGCACCCTCTCGACACTGAAGGCTGGTCTATGACCTTAACGGCTGAGGAGATTGGCGAAACTAAGGCCAACCTCTCTTACGACCTCGAACTCGCTCGTGCTATGGAGGAGTTCCCTGACTTGGACTGGAACTCTTGTCAAACCAAAAGCGAGGCCAGGCGCAAACTCAAGCAATTCGAAGACCATATCATTCGTCAGGAGCTCGCTAAGCGAGCCGAGAGCGAAATCCCTCAACTCCAGACGGGCGACCGAGTGCTCGAAAAGAAAATCCTTGACTCCTACATATTGGCCGACTGTCTAGAGGCAATGAAAGGCCTACCCGACGAAACTTTCGACTTCTGCGAAGTCGACCCTCCTTACGGAATCGACCTGATGGAACTCAAAAAGACGTGCGACTACTCTTCCACATCCAAATATGCCAGAGGCTCCTACAACGAAGTCCGCAGTGACATCTACCCCGACTTCCTCCACCAAGCCCTCGAATTGTGCTACAAAAAGCTCCGCAATGACTCCTTCCTCATCCTCTGGTTCGCTCCCGAACCCTGGTTCGAAACCTGCTTCAATGTCCTTAGGGATGTTGGCTTCAAAGTAAATCGTATATGTGGCATTTGGGTAAAGGAAGGGTCAACAGGCCAGACTCGCAATCCAACCTACGTCCTCGGCAACGCTTACGAAATGTTCTTCATCGCTCGCAAGGGCGCTCCCAAGCTCCAGCGCCCTGGACGCTCTAACGTCTGGTATTACAAACCTGTTCCCAGCCAGCAGAAATTCCATCCTACCCAGCGCCCATACCACCTAATGCGAGACATCCTCGAGACCTTCTCTATGAAAGGTGCAAACGTCCTAGTGCCATTCGCTGGTAGCGGCATTACCCTTGCTACGGCCTGGCTTAATGACCGCAAGGCATTAGGCTACGACCTAGACCAAACCTACAAGGGAGGTTTCATCTCCCTCGTTCAACAACTACTGAAGGAGGTCAACAATGAGGGTAGTTAATGAATCGACTAACGTCATTAACCTTCAGTCTTTGAGAAGAAAGCTACAGGAAAGGGAGGGCATCCTTGTCTGGCTAACCACCACGTCCAACTCTCCCAACTTAGCCTTTATCAAACGGAGGCCAGATGACACCTATTGGACAATAACTCCCTATTACGATGCAGGGCCTTGCGACGAAATGCTTATTAGCATAAAGGACCTGAATGCACTCATGGAATTCCTCTCCCAGGTCATTACGAGGGATGGCCATGAACTCCATTGGTTTCCAGACACAGCTGCCTTCTTGGAGTGGCATCAAACCCTTGGAAAGGAGGTCAACAATGCCTAACCTGACTCTTCACATAAAACGCCACTTGCCCGATATGCCTCCCCTCCAGCGTCATGGCGACTGGATAGACCTCTACTTTTGTGGCATTCACCCAGCGTCTCCACTCCGTTTCCTTGAGTGGAATCGCAAAGGCGATAAGTTTACTTTCTATGCAGGCGAATTCTACATCCTCTCCCTTGGCATCTCCATGCGGCTGCCAGAGGGCTACGAAGCCCACATCGTCCCTCGCTCTTCCACCTTCCTCCGCTATGGCATCCTGCAGGCCAACTCCTTTGGAGTCATAGACTCCACCTACTGCGGAGACAACGACGTTTGGGGTTTTCCTGCATACTTCACTCAACAAACCACCCTCACCCTCTTCGACCGTATAGCCCAGTTTCGCCTCGTAAAGGTAATGCCTCCTATAGCTCTCAACTACGTTGAGAGCTTGGGAGGAAAGGAGCGTGGAGGGTTTGGGCATAGTGGGACTTAACAAAAGGAGGCTTGATATGTTCAAGAAACTATTCGAAAGAATGCATGACAGTTGGGAGTTTCTATTTTACGTCATAGTTGTTGCAACATTCTTATTTCTCTTATCGTTAGTATCATTCTATACATTCTCATCCAAGCACTTTAGGGGTTACTATCTAAGCCATATGAGTGATGGGCTTTATAGAGTCCGCATAAACTGGGAAAATGCACCTGATGAGACAGCATTCAAGACCTTTGATGGAGACAAGGCTATTAAAGTGCTCGAAAAGCTAAACAGGATTGGCTATAGGGAGGCTTGCAATGGACACTAAGCCAAAAACCTTCGTCCGTCCTTATGGAGACCTCCACAAGGCCTCCTACATGCTCGTGGGCGAACAGCCTGGCAAGACAGAAATCCTCAAAGGCCAGCCGTTCGTAGGAGCGGCTGGCCGTGTCTTGGACGAGTGCCTAAAGCACGTCGGTATAAATCGCAGCGACTGCTACATAACAAATGTCTTCAAAGACTTAGACCAGCCACTATCTGGCTATATCAAATTCACTCCTCGTCACGTTACACTACAATGTGACAGGGCTTACGAATACCTCAAAGTCCTCAAAGAGGAAGTCCAACGCTACGAGGGGAAGGTAATCGTAGCTTTTGGCAACGTCCCTTTGTGGGCTCTCACTGAGCGTGTAGGCGTAATGAAATGGCGTGGCTCTGTCCTTCCTTGTAGATTTGACAGCCGCAAGCTAGTCATCCCGACTCCACACCCCGCTACTGTAATCCCTCCAAAAATGCAATACCTCAACAAATACCTCATCCAGTATGACCTTCGGAAGGCCATACGAGTGCATAGGGGAGAGTGGAGTCCACCGCAACGTCAACTTAAAATCAATCCTACATATGACGAAACATTAGAGTTCCTGGAGAAGTGCAAACAACAAGGCCTCAAAGGCTACTACGTAGCCTACGACATTGAAATCCTTCCTCAAAACTTCGAAGTCTCCTGCATAAGCTTTGCCCTCTCTCCAACCGAAGCCATCTCCATCCCTTTTATTTGGCGAGACAGAGCTAACCGTTGGACTCCTGACCAGGAACTCATAATATGGCAAAAGATAGCTGAAATCCTAGAAAATCCACAAATTAGGAAGGTCGGCCAGAACCTCTCGTTTGACGCTCATTTCCTCCTTAAACGCTACGGGATACACGCAAAAGGGCTTGAGGACACTATGATTGCTCAGCAAATCCTTATGAGCGAGTTCCCTAAGGGCCTCGACTTTATAACCTCCATATGGACAGACGAAAACTACTACAAAGACGAAGGCAAGACCTGGTTTAAGCAAGGTGGTGGGAGTTGGGAGCAATTATGGATATACAACGCCCTTGACTCAGTCATCTGCATAGAGGCCTTCCCCAAACAACTTGAGGCCTTGCACAAGCAAGGCAATATGGCTACCTATAGGCGTCAAAATAAGCTTATCGAACCCCTCGTATTCATGCAAGAGCATGGCATAAGAGTTGACCTCGAAGGGATGCAGAAGTGGAGAGAGGAACTGCAGGAGGAGATGGCTAGCCTATTGGACGAACTCCACTCAATCGTCGGCTACGAACTCAACCCCCACTCTCCAAAGCAACTAGTCAACTACTTTTATGTCGAAAAGGGCTTGAAGCCATACCTAAAGAAAGGCCGTCCAAGTGTCGACAACATAGCCCTCAAGCGACTCATTCGTAGAGGAATTCGAGAGGCTGTCCTCATAAGCAAGATACGTGGCCTTAATAAAATCATTTCCAACTACCTCGACCCTTCCAAATACGATAGCGACGGTCGCATCCGTTGCTCCTACAACCCTGTTGGCACTCGCTTCTCTCGCCTCAGCTCAAGCGCTAATATCTTTGGCACTGGCATGAACCTCCAGAATGTCCCTCACAAAGTCGCCCAATTCTTCCTACCTGACGAAGGCTACGTCGCCTACTCCTTCGACCTTAGCCAGGCCGAGAACCGCATTGTTGCCTACGTGGGCAAGATAGAATCTATGATAGAGGCCTTCGAAAGTGGAAAGGACGTCCACTCACTTACGGCCGCCCTTATCTTTGGCGACCCTTACGAACAAATAAGGGAAGAGGCAGCCAACGACATCCCCTGTAACCTGGGCGATGGAACGAAGACCAAGCGTTTTTGGGGTAAGAAAGCCAATCACGGCCTCAACTATGACCTTTCCTACAAAACGTTCGCACTTTACTACGAAATCCCAGAAAGCCAGGCCAAGTTCATTGTCGAAGCCTATCATAAGGCCTACCCAGGCGTCCGTAACGGTTTTCATGCCTACGTCAAGAAATGCCTGGCCGAAAATAGGACAATCACCAACTTAATGGGACGCAAAACCCTGTTCCTCGACAAGTGGGGAGACCAACTATTTAAGGATGCCTACGCTTGCATTCCGCAGGGCACTGTAGGAGACGTTATCAATGAGCGTGGCATTAACTTCATTTACTATAACCAATCCCTCTTTCGTCCACTCATCCTACTGAATCAGGTGCACGACTCTATCGAATTTGAGTTGCCTTTAGAGATTGGCTGGCAAGAGCATGCACGAATGCTTTTGGAGATAAAGCATTCCCTTGAACAGCCCTTAAAGACGCACTACGGAAGGGAATTCGTCATCCCTGCTGACCTGACCATGATGCCTATCAACTTCTACAAGGAAGAGTATGGCCATGAGCTAAAGTCGGCCAAAATCTCTGACGACGTAAACGAGTTTGCCAAACTTCTCGAACAAACCTACAATGAGATTATGGAGCGTCATTATGGCAAGACTTCTAAATGACTGGATTGAAGCCTACCTAGAGTTCGTCAAAGATACTGAACCACCAAGGATGTTCCACCTTTGGTGTGCCATCTCCACTGTAGCCGCCGCTCTCCAACGCAAAGTATGGCTACAGTGGGGCACTATCACCTTCTACCCAAATATGTATATAGTGCTGGTCGCTCCCAGTGGACGTGCCCGTAAGGGCACGGCCATAGGGCCTGCCCTTGACATAATGACCTCACTCAATATTCCGCTGGCAGCCGAGGCTATCACCCGTGAGGCCTTGATTCGTGAGCTTTGCAATGCAAAAGAACCCATTCCTGACCTCGACGGCCTTACATCGTCAACTGTCCACTCAAGCCTTACGATTATCTCTCCTGAGTTGACCGTCTTCCTAGGCTACCACAATCAACAATTGCTGAGCGACCTAACCGACTGGTATGACTGCCGTAAGCGCTGGCGTTACCGCACTAAGAACATGGGTGAGGACGATATCTATGGCGTCTGGGTCAACCTGCTAGGTGCAACCACCCCTGACTTGCTCCGCTCTGCCCTACCGATGGACGCCATAGGGGGAGGCCTCACAAGTCGTATAATCTTCGTCTTCGAAGAAGACAAGGGCAAGATAGCTCCTGCCCCCGTATTCCTTGACAAAGAGCTCCAGGACAAGCTCTACCATGACATTGAAGAGATCCATATGATGCGAGGCCCTTATCGCATAACGCCTGGCTTTCTAGACTTATGGGTAGAGTGGTATATCAAACAGCACGAGAACCCACCTTTCAATGACCCTCGTTTGGATGGCTATGTGGAGCGTCGTCCTACGCATGTCATGAAGCTGAGCATGATAATTTCTGCAGCCAGACGCCCGACGCTTGAAATCACTGAACATGATTTGCAAGACGCTATTGACATCCTCACGGCTACGGAACGCAAGATGCCGAAGGCCTTCTCAGGTGTCGGCATGAACTCCACGAGCGCTGTAATGGAACGGATTATGAGTGAGATAGGCCTACGAGGCAAGATACAGAAGGGCGAACTCTACAACCTCGTCCGCTTTGATGTCTCATATAGGGACTTCGAGGACATAATGCGAGGGATTGAGACTACAGGGTTTGCTAAGAAGGTCGTGGAAGACGGAGACGTCTTCTACGTTCATATACCAAGAGAGGGAGGGCAAAAGGATGATGGAGATACTACAGACCATAGCTGATTACCTGCACACTCTCATGTGCAACGAACCTCACTGTGATGACGTGATGGCCTATGCCAACGGCGAGTGCGATGGTTGTCCCTGGTATCTGGAGGAACTCATCACTGATTGTTGGGATAGAGAGGCACACAAAAAGTGGCTTGGCCAAGCCATCGACATACTCAAGTTACTGGACAAGGAAAGTCCCCAGGACGCTCTAACGACCTTCCTTAAAATAATGGAAGTCTTTAGAGCATTTTGTGGGCTTAGTCAACAGGAGCAATTTGTTCTGAGGATGTTAATTAACGCTTCGTTAAAAAATTTAACGCAGAATAAGGAGGCCTAACGTGGACAATATTAAGATAAAGGTATTAAGACACCCAGACCTTTCAATCATAGCTTTGGCAGCTCGAACCTGCTACAATTCTTATGATAAGACGTCGCCAGAGGCCGACATAAAGCTCCTCAAGGCTCTCTGGCGAAAAGGCCACCACTCAGTTTTTGAACATGCTTATTACACGTTCCTAGTGGATGGCTGCTCAAGAGGCTGTCTCCACGAGGTCGTCCGTCATAGGATAGCCTCCTACAGTGTCCAAAGCACTCGCAGAACGCTCAAACGCTTCCTTAAAATGGCAAGTGGTATGTCAGAGCTTGGCCTCAACTTTATTAAGCCTTTCTTTGTAATCCCTCCTCTGGAGCACGAACATACAGAACATTACATAAATGACTTGGTGGATAGAATCCACGTTCTTATTGAGAGGGCCAAGCATCTACCAAATGACAAACTCAAGTATTATGTGCCAGAGAGCTGGCGAACCACCTTCGTTTGGACTATCAACATGCGGAGCCTGGCTAACTTCCTAAATGTCCGCCTAACAAGCCAGGCTCACTTTGAGATTCGCTACCTTGCATTGAAGCTCGTCAAGCTAATCGACAATCCCTTGATTGATGAAATGATAGGAGACTAGACATAGTGGGCTTCGGCCCACTACTTCCTAGGCCTCACATACATCCCTGCCAATTCCTCTCGTTTCCTAGCCATTGCCTCCAACACGCCCTCATACCTCTTAACTTCATTCTCCAACTCAAAGTTTGACGTCCTGGGATCTTTAAGCATCTTATGGAGTTTCATCTTCTCTTTCTTTGCAAACCCACTGAGCTTGCCCATCTTCCGTATAAACTCCTGGTCTAGGTATACCCTATATGTCTTAAACCCGAACATGCCTAGCAATTCCTCAGGCAGGCTGTAAATGCCTCCAAAATAGTTTTTGCCTGTCCATCCCTGGCTCTCAGCAAACTCCTTAGGCAGCAGCCCTTGCGCTGCAAGAGCATTCCCTATCTTATCATACGACCACATACCAGGCACTGGAATATTGGGCATTAGCTGTTGTTGGATAAACTTCAGCCGCTCATCAAAATACCGCTTGAAATTACCAGTCGCTTTGGCCTCATCCCATGTTGTGGCAAATTCACGGTCAAAGCGAGGGTCACGGCCTGTCGTGATGCCATACACGATTGAGACCAATGGATTAAAGCCAAATGGGTAATTACCAAATATTCCACTAGGCGTCAATATATCAGCGCCTGGCAACAAATTGGCCACGTTGAGATATTTGGCATAATAGCCACCCTCATCCTTCCCGCTACCCACCCTAATAGCATTCGTCGGCCCTAGGCCATACATCCTGTAGTTCAGGTAGTCAGGCCTCACCCTCTTCTCAAATGCTTTGCCATGCTCCTTCTCACTTCCATAAGACTCTGTAAACATAAGGTCGTCAATCATCTGATAGAACAGGAGGATGCCAAGCAACCTATGCGGATGCTCCACTGCCGCCTTTGCTATCACTGGAGTGATTTTGTAGGCATAGGAGGCGAATGGCACTATTCCCCAATCCCTCAAGAAGCGAACTCCTTTAGGGATGTCTCTGTAGTCAAAGAACAGTCTATTAGCCGCTTCAAGGGCATCTTCAATTGACTTACCCTTCTCTACCTCCTGTGCTATAACTCCCATTTTATAGACTTCATCGCCCAATTCATAGAGTCGCATAATTTTCCTAGCACCCCCCTTCCCAACCCTTGCGGGCAGCTCAAGATAAGTCCCTAGCATCTTAAACATACCCTTGAAGGAGGTAGCATCCTCTATCTTCTCAATCTCCCTCAAGAACGTATCAAGGTCAAGCTCACCTCTCAGGATATTAGAGTCTAGCAAACCAGCATCGATTGCCTTCTGAAAGACGTCCGTCTTCCCTTTGATATGTTTAACCCCTTTGGCGATGACCTCGATGGGATTACGCCCATCTATAACACACAAGTGAGCATTGGCCATGAAGTTGAAGACATGCGTCTTTGGATTAAATGCAGTGACTCCAACCTTCCAATAACGTAGGAACTTCATCCAACTCTTAACAAGCAAATTCCTCCTAAGCCTCCAGGCCTTCTCATCAGTCATTGTCTTCAGCAAGGCCATCACGTCAGGGTGGATGGCCTTACCACTGAGCTCTCCATACTTCTTGACTCCACTTCCAGGGATAAGTTCTACGTCAGGCACCAGCACCCAATCGTTAGGCACGATGCCCTCTTCCTTAAGTTTCAGCAATGCAGCCTCTGCATTCTTTGTCTTCCCTAAATCCACCACATACTCTGTGTTGAGGAGTCGCTTGAATGTGTTAGCTAGTGCCAAGTCATTAGACACTTTCTTAGCAAACTCCACAAGCCTCGGCACCACCTCTACTACTTCGCCCAGCGAGTCTCGTTCGGCCGTAGTGAAGTCACGCCTCAACGTGATATAGCCCTTGCCAACGTGGTCAATCTCCCACTCATGCTCCACAAGGCCATTTTTCTTGAGCATACTAACAACCGCCTCATTATCTTCATGCACAAATTGTCTGCCTTCGCCAGCCGTTGCCAGCGTGCTATAGACTTTCTTACCCTTCTTCACATCAAATCCAGCAAGCGTCTCATACTCAGGGCTATTGACCTTAATCTTCTTCGTAAGCCCACGAGGCCTCAAATAGTCAGCCCCAATGCCCTTCCACAGCCTCCTAAGCTCCCAATCTCCCTTAAACTTCATTTTCACTCTGCCATACCTCGAATAGACACGCATTAGATAGCGGTCATCCAACTTATTGAGATATTCCTCTAGAAACCCCACTGTCTTAAGCATCTCTCGCACGTCAGCAATGAGGCTCTTCACTTCCTCAGCTTGCTTAACGATTCTACCATCTACATTCTCAATGTCAAGTCTGCCTGTCCGCTCTATATATTCGGAAATAAGGCGTTGCTCTTCAGGCGTGAAACGTCTGTTGATATCTTTTGCAAACCTAGCTATACGTGCCCTCAAATGAACCCTCTGCCTCTCCATATCCAACTTCATCTTCCAAATATCTTTGGGCAACCCTTCAGTCGGATGGAAAGCCTTTACGAAGTCGCTATTCTTAACAGCATCTAGATAGTCAACCAGCTTGGAGTCAAGCACCCCACTCTTTGCTATCGCTTTCTTAAAGGCGCTCATAAGGAGCTTGCGTATGCCCCTGGGATTAGTCGAATATAGCGAGAGCCATGCTCCATACTTGAGGTACTTCTCAGGATTCCAACTTACTCTCAGGCCACCAAGAAAGGGTAGTGGCACTCCCTCCTCCGAGTCAAACTCTATTCCTGTTGCAAGTGCAATTGCCTGTGGCCACAGTCTTAGACGCACAGCTTTAGCTGCCATCTCCTCCCCAATAAAAGGACTCCCCATCCACTCATTGACAGTATCAAGGGACACCCTGTCAGCTACATCCATTACGTCCATGTGCTCTGCCTCGTAGAGGTCTTGGTATTTAGTCCAAGCATTAGTCGACCGTGAGGGCATTACGAGAGGAAAGCTGTCCACTTGGCGTAGCTGCATTTCGTTGATTAGGTTGCCTAAGTCATTAACGTATTGCTTATACTTATCTCGTAGCTGCCCAATCCTCATCTCTTCAATATCTGCATCCCTTATAGCACGATAGTATTTAGGCCTTTCCGTCTCATGGAGCTCTTCGACAGGCTTCCCAGTATATGAATCAAGGGAGGTTTTGCCAACTGGCTTACGTCCATGCCCTTTAACAGACGCAGTATATTCACGCCGTAGGATTGCCCTCAATTTTGCTTCGCTCTCAGGGTCAGGTGCGAAGAGTTGGTTGATTCTATCAATGGCCAGTCTGAGGTCTTCCCACCCATAGTCCGAGCCATAGCCGTGATAGAGCTTAAGGGCTTCCATATGCACCTTATCAATGACCTTCTCAAGGTCAATAGGCACTTCCCCCGTCAGCAAATCTCCTAAGTGCACATCCTCTGTATCGATGAGCTGTCTAAGCAATTGACTTGCCAGCACATCCGACTCATCAAACTTACCAGTAAAGATTTTGTCAAAATCTTCCCTCGACACGAAGAGCCAATGCCTCTCAATATCGTCCGTCCTTGCCCCATACTCAAAGTTGGCAGGAGGCTCCACATGTCTAAAGAGACGACTAATGAATTGTTTGGCTAGAGGATGTGGCTCAATCCCCTCCCCCTTCAACTTCTCCAACATAGCCCTCATGACCTTATTAGCAGACTCCATCGAACTAAGGAACGTGTCATCTCGCAGATGTCCAGTCATTACATATTCCCAGAACATATTGCTAAACAACTCAGTCGGACTGCGTAGCCATTTGTCTACATTCTTTCCATAGAAATCGAGGGACTTTAGAAAGTCCCTACTATGGAAGGCACTGAGGCGTAACCAGTCTTTGGGTGAGTTATATTGGCTGAAGATAGTCTTCAAGAAGGCCGCCCTCTGCTTCCCTGTAAGCACATTATTCCAGGCCCAGTGCCCAAGCTCGTGGAGGAATACGTAAGGGTCTCTATTCCTTAGCCTAACGATATTACGGAAGAAGTCGTAAAAGCCATCAGTGGACATTTTCCTACTAATAGTCAACTTAAAGTCAGGTGAACGTTTTAGGTTTTTCATTACGCTGATAAGGACTTCCTTCTCTTTCTTACTCCTTGCCAGGCTCTCGGCATACTTCTCTATGTAGCCATCTGAGAGGTCGTATGAAGGGACTTTGATTTTCTCTTTGAGGCCCTCCAACTGCTCAATAGCCTTGATGTATTTATCAGCCTCCTCCTTAGGAATGCCACAAAGCAACTTCTCCTTATAAATATAATGCTCAGTCAGTCTTATTTCCCTTGGAGTGAATACATCAGGTGTAGTTGGCTTAACTTTGTATGCTTGCAAGGCTTCGTACACAAGAGGTTTGAGCTCCTCAGGAGGCTCAATAAGGCCTTTAAGGACTTCTTTTGGAGGCTCTGGTCGTTTCTGTGTTAAATTTTTTAACGCAGGTTTTTCAACATCTACTTTAGCCTCAACCTTAGGCTTAGGGGCCTGCAACTTAGACGTAGGCACTTCCTTCGAAGGCTCTTCAAGCGACGGCCTCTTGACTATATCCTCCACTACCTCTTCAGACGCTTTGACACGTTCCGTCAGGTTTCTAAACCCACTAAAGGTTCGCACACTAGCGCCTATCATATCATCTATTCGCCTAGCTAGTCTATGCTCCGCCCCTAGGCCTATCCCAACTGCCGTCCCAATCTCGGCCACATCTGCCCATGCCCCATAGCCAGCGTCCCTCAATGCCTCGCCCGTGAGCCCGCTAATAAAGCTCGTAGGAACGGACGCAAGACCGCTCGAGATAGCTGTTCTTAGCACCTGCTTTCCAAATCCCTCAATAGCTGTCTTAGCCAGTGTCCTTGCAGCCCCTAGCCCTCCAGTGGCAGCCGCCACTATAGTATCGGAAATAGGGTCAAAGGCCTGCTCTGCAGGCACATCTCTTGAGGCAAGCACTTCCGCCTCCACTCTATCGTATAGCTTCTGGTATACATCTGGCCTAAGGACATCTCTAAGGGGTTGTAACGAGGCCGCTACCCCTCCCTTGACTTCGTCAGGGCTAGCCTTACGAAAGTCAATCCCTTGCTCCTGCATCCTCTTAATTGCATAATTAGAAAGCTTGTCATAAATGGCATTCAAATCGCTCATTTGTTACCTCCAAGAGCATTTGTTAAGGCTTTTATCTCTTCAGGTGTAAGTAGTGGCGTTTGACCACCTCCTCTACCACTTCCCTTACCCTTGCCCTCATTAAGCCCTATGTCAAAAGGCCTTGTATAGTCGACCAATTCGCCAGACTGTCCACCTAAGCCCTCCAACTCATTCTTCAATTGAAGCATTCCAAAGTCATTAGAAGGAAGCTTTCCAAATGTTAGGCTAAGTGAGAGCCAAGGCTTGCCTGTCTTTTTGTAAAGCTTTTGGAAGGTCTCCACCCTTTCCAAAATCTTATCTGGCTCAGCACTCTTCAATAATAACGCCCCTCCATTTACTTGCAACAGTGTCGCAAGAGAGACCTCATGTCCCATAACGGGCACTTTTATCTTATTTAGCTGGTCTATTAACTTCATCTTTCTATCTATTGCCTCAGTTTCTTTATTCAACTGCTTAATTCTAGCCTCAATCTCTTTACTCTGTGCAGAGGCTCTACCCTTCTCAATGTTAAGACGCTTAGACTCAATCTCATTCCGTAACTTTTCAAGTGCTAATCTCTGCTCCTCGAGCTCATTGCGTTTTTGATAGTATTTGTCCTTATTTAAGGCCTCCATTTTTAACAACTCGAGCCTAGCATTCTCTGTTCTAAGATTAGCTAAAGCCGCAGCCAACTTCATAGTATTGGCCTGCTGTTGAGCTATTTGTAGAGCATATTGGGGAGTTATGCCCTCATAACTAACAGGCTGTTGCAGTAAGGTTGTTAAATTCTCCATAGCATCCTCCTTAATCTATCAAATCAAAAGGGCTTAGGTATTCATCAGCTGAAGTATTAAGGAAGTTATTTAAGTCTTTCAACTGGCCACTTCTTAGTAATGATGGTTCTTGTGTCTTAGGAGCTGCCCCCTTCAGCGTAATCCCTTTGTCACTGAGTGATAACTCAGTAAGGCCACTTTGAGGATTAGCTAAATGACCCAGCAAATTGGCCAGCAGAGCATTATTGACCTTCTGTTGCTGCTGCAATGCCTTAGCCACAAGCATGCTTTGCATAGTTCCCTGGGCTGTCCTTCCAAGGATTCCTCCTATCCCTTGAGGGTCAAGCCCAGCACCTATCTGTGAAAGCATCATTACAAGATAAGGATTGAACGTTCCTGTCATTGGATTACTCCTTTGTTAAAATTTTTAACATAGCATTACGACAAAAGACTCATGCCTATCCCTATAGCAGCACCAATAGCTGCCCCTGCAGGTCCTCCAACTGAGCCCATAAGCCCTGCATTGGCTGCCAGATAGCCGAGTCCGCCACCAGCGATGCCACTAGCCAACGCCGACTGAATACTTGATGGAGCCTTCCTACCCTTCGTGATAGTCCCTCCACTAGCTGCTCCAAGAACATTGCCTGCATCCATATATCTGTCGATTTGCCAGGAGGCATAGGCCTCATCAATTTCTAAATTCTTTTCAACCATTTCTTGAAACGCTATGATAGCGAGCCTCTGCACCTCTGCATATATCCGAGTGTAGTCACCATAAGAGGCCACATAAGTCTTCAAAAGTTCTGAGTGTAAGGCTTCTTTCAATTTGATTAGTTCATTTAGGAGCGAACGTCTAACTGTCAACGCTTGCATCTCATATCCTATGTATTCCTTAACAATATTATTTTTGTGATTATTATAGAGGCCACCAACTCCAAGCTCTACACTCACGAGCTCACTGGCCTTCTGCAATTTATTTTTAATCTGCCCTAGTACAGCTGAGACTCTGCCGTTGACATCTATATTTGTAGCATCGACCTTACGCTTACACTCTTCTAATTTCGCCTGTAGCTTCATACCTGCAAAGTCAAGTTCTGTCTTTACTCGTAACACTTCCTCCCTCAGTCCAACATCAGTCTTCAACTTACCCATCTGTAGTTTAGCCTCCGTCTTACGTCTAGCCTCGGCTATACTAGCATTGAGCTTAGCTGTTTCCCATTCAAGCTTGGCACGCACCTTAGCTTCACCCAGTGCAGCCTGAAAGCCCTTATTCATGTTATCCAGCAAATTCGCAGCCACAAGATGCCTTCCAATGACAAAAGTGCTTGACATCACTGCATTAACATCCTGCATTCCCGCATCAAATTCCGCTAGCTTTTGTTCTAACTGATTGGTAGTCAGAGGAATTTCGACATCAGGGGAAAAGCTATTAGGGGTAACGTCTATGGTATTCATATCTGCTTCTAAGCCATCCAAATAGTCATCAAACTGACCAACATTAGCACTTATTTGGCTTATGTTGTCGATGTAGGAGTCGAGGGCGCTAATATAGGAATTGAGTGCACCAATAACTGAATCGAGGTAAGATTCGAGGTCGCTATCTCCAACAGCGTTTACATGGTTGAGAGCGTTTGTTCTGACATCTTCTATTCGATCTGTGATAGTTTTATCCAGGCCAGGTTTATCAAGGTCATTTGGGTCACCAAAGATTTTAGTATCTATCGCCTGCACAGTGGTATTAAACTCATTATTCACCTCATCCTTAGCGTTATCTATATGAGTGTCAGCACTATTATTCATGTAGTTGCTTACATTGTTAATCGCATCAGCATATGAAGTAGCTACATTATTCATTGCATCGACATGGTCACTAGGGTCAAAGGCATCTACATTTGCATAAGGGTTATTTGATAATGCTTGGTAAAGAACTTCAGTAAGGCTATAGCCATCAGGCATAAGATACATTCCACTACCATCTGGCGAACCGCCACCCAGCCAACTCGCCTGAATGACTTTTATATAGGTTGGATAGTCAATCTTACCGCTACTTCCACCACCTCCACCACCTCCCCCTTTACATAGTGCTACCCTACCGTCATAATCGAAGGAGTCCTCTTCAAGAACTTCCCAAGTTTCCATATCTAAAACTATTTTATTATAAATCTTCATAAAGGCCTCCTTATATTGGAATGCTTACAAATGTATAGGTGGTATCACCACCAAAACGTCTGACTAAACTCAGCACCCCATTATTGTTAGTATAGCCAACTATATACTTGCATCCATTAGACTGAGCAAACTTCTTAAGGGTAATAAAACCTTCAGCCCAATCTCTCTTCGTCATTTCCCCAAATGCTCTAAGACAATATACCAAGAGGTTAGAAGTCCCACTCCCTCCGTCATGTGTGATGGTAGTAATGACCATAGCCTTTAGACTTTCGTCAGCTATTATCCAACAATGAAATTCGCCTAGCATAAGAGCCTTTAACAAATTGCTTAGCTTCTCCTCAGACTTTGCAAAGTCTGGAATTACATCCTTTACACAAGCCTTTATAAAGGGCCAGGCCCTAGGAATTTGATTCACTAATAGCTTAACCATCATAGGCATATCCCCTTATAATCCGCTTATCTGCGAATTGAACATTTAAGCCGAGACCAGATAGCTTAAAGCCATCTTTAAAACCTCCCTTCAGTCCAATAGATAACAAGTCTCCAGAAGCTTTGAGTGTAGTAAAGGTTCCAGCTAAATCAAAGAACGGAATTTGCTGTTCAATGCCACTTTCTAAATAGTGTATTTTTGCAGATATTTGTAAGCCTTCAAACCCCTCACCTAGCACCTCCACACTCATGAGAGTCTTAATTCCACCTACCCCAAAAGTTAACCAATCCGTCCAGATTTCAAATCCTTCAGTTAGATGACCGATGCCTATGAGACTACCACCAAGTCTACAAACAGCCCTCAGTGTGCCATTAAGCTCACTAAGGTTACCATCACGGAACTTGTAGGCCTTTTCATTGGTTAGTAGATAAAAGGCGCTCTCGCTTGAGTCATATTCTATAGCTACATTAAGACCCTCAAACAAATGTTGGAATCCGACCTCTTGAACAACTCCTTTATTGACTACACACATGGTGCCAGTAGAGTCAATAAAGAGATTTCGACAGGCACTCCCTTCAAACATAATTCCTTTGTTTGACACCCTCTTAAACCCAAATGCCTGCATATGAGGCCATAGAATGGCTACTCCATCTGTTCCATAGCAGTAAACAAGCTCATCATCTGAATCGACCCGTAGTATTTCCCCAATCTCAGCATTCAAATAGCCAGCTTCGTTCTTTACACTCAACTCAAATGACTTGCTACCAATATCACTCCACGCAATATAACCCTCATCACAATCATACCATTGACTGAGGATACCACCGCTGATTATACGGCCACGAAAGCGGCAAAGGCTCCTGCCTATAGGCATATTAGTTGTTGGGCTCACCTGGCCGTTTATATATTCATAGTTGGACTGACCATTCGATAGAATGATATACTTCTGGAAGTCTGCATAAGTCCAATAAGTGCCAGCTAGCACGTCGCCAACCTTAGTCAATGACCAGTCTGCATTTACTTCATAAATGCTATAATCATCTAGTAATAACAATTTATAGTTATTAGACAGTAGACGTGGATAGCTTGAGTCGGCACTCAATACAGTGGTAACTGGGGTATTCGGCCGTAAGAATTTTCCAGTAGCCTCTACTCCTTTACATACGGTTAGGTAAGCACTATCTGGAGGCTGATTAATGAAGGGCTTAAGGCCAAATTCGAGGGGGTATACTTTCCTAAATAGCCTCATCTTCCACCTCCAATAGCCGCTTTTCACACTCTCCTAAGTCAACATAGAGCATACCACTTATCCATATGTCCCTAACGTCCATAGGCTCATCGCTATCGATTGCAAAAGTTATACGTGACCCTCTCTCAATTTTAAAAGGAGTGCCAACATAAGTATGGCTCTTCGTCACAACGATATTTTCCCTAATCTCTTTGTCACCATTAACTATTCGGGCATAAAAGTTTAGGATTTTAGCTTTTCCCATGTCTCCTATATGAATATAGAGACGCTGTAGAATGCAATTGAAAGGGATAAATACCCTCCCAATTATGCCATTAGATGTAGGGATATTGCAATATAAGTCAATTGGAATAGGTGGATTCACTACCTTGATAATTTGCTGTTTAGGTATTCGAAGGAGCTTACGCTCCAACTGTCTTATTCTATGCTCCAAATACTGCATAACTAACCCTCCAATTGGTCAAAGCGTCCAACATCGTCGTCTAGAAAGTCACATTCCATTAGGTAGAGGTCTTGTATAAGATCATTAGTCCAATCATTGACGCCCTGGGTGTTTCTATGAAACACTTCGATTTCACGCAAGGTAGCCTTTACCAAAATTAAAGGCTCTTCGGCAGACCAGAAACTCTCATCTCCATCGTTTTGTAAGGGCTTAGTGAAGAACTTTCCCCACACTTCCACATGATAATTCCCATCAGCTGGTGGCATAAGTATTATGCCATTATAGGTTCGCCAATCACTCATCACGTCCAAATAGCCGATGTAGCCATCCTCGATGTTATGAGCTCGCAGATAGGCAGGAGCGTAGGTTGTTGGACGTCCTTGCTGGATTTTGGAATACATTTGTTTATAGAAGAGCTTCAATTCCTTTAAGTCTTTCCTCTCTAACTCAGTAAGACCATCCAAACTACCTATGAGGACGCTACTAATTACACGACATTCAGTGAATCTGACAAAGTAGTCGCCTGCAGAGATTGTAGTAATTTCCCTTGCTACTTCTTTGAAGTGCTCCGTTCGCCTATCAAGCCACCTCTGCGCCTTATTAATAAAATTGTTGAGCTCACTATCTGAGAGGTCATAGCGTCCACTCTCTTTTCTTACTACATTACGAATTTCCTGCAGGTTCATGGCTCGATTCCCTGTGTTAAAATTTTTAACATAGGGTAGCCACCTCACGTGGCTACCACCTTATTAGCCATCAATGTTAAAGCCAGTTAACAAGCCAAAGCCAATTGGGTTATGATATTCAAGACCAGCCTCAGTTAGGAATTCCTCAACTGTTCCGTCAATACGACCACCATTGGCAGACATTCTCTTTTGGTCAGCTGGATAGAAGGTCGTGTCTTGGATATAGCGGTAGCGGAGATTGCGAGGTTCGAAGATTACACACGTGTTTCTGAGGGAAGGTTCGAGATTGAAGAGTGGATGAGATACGAGGTTGACAGTGCCGAAGACAGTATACCACTTAGTCACACGAATTCCGTAAGCCTCAGTTGTTGGCTTGAAGTCGAAGTTTCCTTTGTTCTTCACAAGACGCTGGATGCCAAGCAAGACGCCATTGCCGCAAAGGCCGAGCTTTTCAGTGTCACCGTAACGGAAGATGCGCTCTAGCTGCTCGTCTATCCAATCCTCGCCACCGTCTAGCCAGGTCACCCCACTATGGGTGGATGGGAAGTCGCTCACAACTCCAGCATAGCCGTCCCCTGGATAGCCATCGAAAGAAGCGACTCCACGAATAGCGTTGATTAGACCCATTGTAGTGCGTTCAGGCTTTCCGTTGGAGCCTATAGTCTCGCTTGGATAGCCGAAGAGGAAGGCCTTCTCCATCTCGATGGAGTGGATTTCCAAAGCCTCAGCCTTCGCCTGTTTGTATTGGTCTCCAGTCCTTAGTCGTGTCTGGCGAGCAGTTCTGGTGATTGACAGTGGTGTGCGGAATATCTGGGTATAGTTGAACCACTTTACAGGGTCATAGGTGATGGCGTCAGGGGTCGGAGCACCCTCAGGATTGATGTTTCCGATTACGAGGATACGACCGAAGTCAGTTTGAGGGTCACCGTCGGAGGCCTGCAAGGCCTTGAAGACAATATAAGAGTTGTCGCCGTTCTTTACGACGTCCAATACTTTACCGTTGCAGTCTTTGGAGTTGTCATCTGTTGCCCTCAGCAAAGCCTGATGGCCAGCTCTAAAGTGAGATGCCACATCCTCCTTGACTTTGACATAGAGGACTTTACCTACATTGATAGAGGAGCCAGGGTCGGCCGTCAGCCCTGCATTGCCATAAACCCCGCTGATTTCCCCTCCCTGGTTGGCCAGCATTTTAGTCCACCAGTAGAATTGAGGGTCATCAGTGCGCTCAGATGACATCTTGGATAAAATGGCAGTCAGCGGAGCACTACCATTTGGGTAGAGGTAAAGGATAGTCTCACGCCAATTTTTAGGCCTTTGGTCAGTCTGCCAGTCGCCAGTTCCACGCATTCCAAGAAAAGTTCTCATTTCAAACCTCCTTATTTAAATTTGTTTCAGACAAGTTTATGCCAATTAATGCCGTCGCTGTAAAGGACAGCCTCTGCACCAGCTGCATCTAGGGTTATACCGCTAAAAGATGTCAAAGTGTCGCCCTTACCAGTCACGGTTACAGTCGTAGTATTGACCGCTGTAACCACAATACAATAGATGCGACCTTTAGCCTCTGCCACATTTGGCAAAGTGATAGTCACGTTGCTACCACTCGCATCCACATACACACTCTGGTCATTCTCACTCATTGCATAGTTCGAGGACACAAACTTTACGTTGTCCAGCACCTGTTCACTCATTGTTCTTTTTTGATAACTTAAAGTAGCCATAAGCAACCTCCTTTAAAGTGAGTTTATAAGGTCAAGGATTTCTTTTTCCATCCCTTCTATAGCCTCTGGCTTACGCCTTCCACCTATAGACTTATTTGGTAAGGCAGGCTTGCCACTCTTCTTTTGTCGCTGCTGTGATTCCTCTGTCTTTTTATAAAGACTGAGAGAGTAGCGAGCATAATCTGCCACCTTCTTGAAAAATTCATCATAAGGCAAATTAGGTTCGGCTTGTGCTATTACGTTAGCTATTCTCGCTACATCAGCTTTGTAAGGCTCAAGGTCGGGATTGTCTCTATAAAATTGCTGAGCGTAAGTGCGAACAGTGACAGTTTCATCAGCATATTTGCGAATGAGTTCGGGGACATTCTGGTAAACGGCCTCCAAAGTCTTGTCAGCAATTTTACTAGCAAACTCCTTTGCCCAATTGGTAAAGGACTCAGGGCTTTCCAAGATTTTATCGTAAGTGTCTTCGTCAACTGTCACGTCAATATCTACTTTAGGACGCTTACTCTCGGGTTCGCTCTTGGACTCACTACTAACATTTTCACCCTTCTGCATTTTCAATAATAGCTCTAGTTGACTCTTAAGTGTGTCAATCTCAGACTTTAGATTGTTTATGTATTCGTCCTTATTACTAGGTTCGCTTGGCTCACCTTGTTCCTCAGATCCTTCCTGCTCCTCTTGACCCTCCTGACCTTCCTGTCCCTCCAATTCCTGTTCATTTTCTAAGGTCTGTTTCTGCTCTTCGCTCTCTGTAGCCTCACTATCCATACCCTCAAGATTCTCATCAGTAGAAGGTTCGCCAACCAGGTCTTGGCTTCCCTGTTCTAATTCAGTAGCTATTTGATTCAAACTCATTTCTTATCTCCTCCTTTAATATTTAAGTATTCTAGTTAACTCTTTCCAATATCCATGACTTTCATTGCCTCCATCGCCACCTATATTTATAAATATTATTATGTCGCCAGTCTTAGGTTCAAAGTCGTCAGGTGAGTTTAGATCGAAGTAACCCTCGGAAGTATCTTCCTTTAGAAAGGTCAGATTGTCGGTATTTACAATAAATACCTTGATTTGTCCCTCAGTCCCATAATACATAGCTGAGAGCGACTCAGTTGATGCCGCAGTAGTCACGACCAACTCCAGGTTTACATTCGATAAGTCTGCATATCGAGGGTCTATGTAGTCGCTTAGCACATTTAAGATTCCATTTGTAACTGTTAGGTTAGTTAGAGTAAAAGCGTTCTGCCCGAGCACTGCTCCGAGGTCGTTTATATACCTTCGAGTCTCCCTTAGAAAGTCATCAAATTGACTTATTAAGGTAGAATCATTTGGAAGATTTATGTTCAGTGCCATTTTTCTCCTCCAAATAAGCTATAACGTTTGTAGGAAGTTGTAGCATCTCTCTAATAGCTCTTGCCCTACCACGCAAAAGTATGGTGGTCTCCCAATCGACGTCCTCACGCTCCAAGAGCTCCCACGTATCCTTTAGCCACATCTGTAGTTCAGACTGCATGTCTTGCCATATAATGGACTCTGTAAAGTCCTTCCATTGACCCAAAGTCGCTTTCAACTCCATTACATTACTCCTATAGGTCTCAAGTTGCCTTTCTCAGCCTCTCGCATGACTTGTTCATCAGGCATTACTTGGGGCTGGATTGAAGTTTTACGAACGAATGCCTCGACGTCCTTCGCTCCGAGTTCCCTCGCTATATGCTTTACGATGCGAACTATGTCAAATGTTCTATAGACCTCCTCATTTGATAGCAATACTTGTAGCAATTGTATCCAGGCTTGAGCAGATTGCTGGCCAGGGACATTGCCCTCTCTAGGGACAACGTCAAAGTCGACGTCTAGGTCCGTAGGACTTACTTTTACAAAGTCGCTTCCATATTCCTTGAGGAGGACGTCCTGCCAACGACCCGTTGCCCGCACATACGTTTCATTGCTCATCAATTCCTGCGTATGATACGCAAAAAAATAACCAATGTCAACCATTGCCTGCAAAGAGATTACATCGGACATACGTTTGAGACGGCCAAGAGCAGCTGCCCTCGTCCCCTGAAACTCCGTCCCAGTGAGGCGTTCAGGGCCACCCTTACGAAGAGCTCCCATCATAGCCTCATCGACCCCACTGACGTAGTTCATCCATTGGACTATCCAACTCGTGTCTGTGATGTTGCTACGAGTAATGTCGTTTACGACGAGTTGCATTACCCCATCCTTGACGCCCTTACCCCAAGCTGGCCTACGAGTCCTAATGAGTTTGCCAGGCTTTGGGTCTTTCAAATCACGCACGTTGATGAGGTAAGGGTCGACCACTAGCATGTCATTAATAGCTTTACGGACATTCTTTACGTGAGAGTTAAAGAGGAAGTCGACCGTAGTTTGGAGGCCATACAATGTCTCGAGACGACTTAAGGGAGTTACGGAGTAGCCGTCGAAGTCAGGAGCACAGGCCGCTATAGGGAACATCCCATGCTTGAGGTTTAAAGGCTTAGCCATTATGACGACAGAGTCAGCCGCTACTGCAAACATCCATTTTTCAGGGTATTCGCTGTTGCCAAGCCCCCACTCTGAAGGCACAAGATTGACATACATATAGATTACGTCGACTTGGTTTTGCTGTGTTAAATTATTTAACGCAGTGTCAATCTCCCTATCTCCGCTGACTATTGCGCTCCTTTTACTCGGTAATTGCTTTAGGTATCTTACGTTAAAGTAGTCTCCTTCCAATTCCTCCATCTCTAGTAATTTGTAATAGCTAATTGTATCTACCCAACCGAAGAAGTCTCCATCCTGCACATTGTGGATAGAGGTTGTTGGATCAGGGAGAGCCTTGTAAGGATCGATGTTCACTAGCTTGTTACCTTCGAAGAGAAGGTCAAACCCTTCCTCTTTCCCTTCTCTTTCAAGCCTACTCGTTACGAAATCTAAGATAGTGCTAGTGGAGGAACGTCCACGCTTTACGCCCCACCTCTGAGTCCATGTAGGGGCTACGAACCCCACGCCGTAGGTCAAGGCATCACTCACCATTACATGCAAGGCGAGAGGGACTTTATTTTTAATGCAGTCGAGCTGCACCTTTTTCTCGAGAAGGATTGCCCCTATAATGTCTTCAGGAGAGACGGGCTCATATTGAAAGATTGGGTCCTGCAGTAAGGCTGTTGTAATGTAAGTCAGCAAGGTTTCCTTTATGGCATACGTATAAGGGAAGACAATAGATACAGGCTTCGTAGGGTCTTCCTCCTTTAGCCGCTCTTCCTCCTCATCTAACGGGATATAGGCATTGAGAACACGGTCGATTTCTTGCCACGAAGCATAACGCTTGCTAATCTCATCCTTTGACATTTGAGCGTAGTCGAGCACACGGTCTACTATACGTTCATGTAACTCGTCGCCTGGCTTTAGTCCATCAAATGGATAGTCATAAGGAATTGTTTCTAAGAACTTCATTTTATCCTCCTACTCTTTCATGCCAACTATGTAGCGAGATTGCTATATTAGCACCTCCTGGGTTAGAAATGGCTCTAACCTCTATATCCGACTTTCGTCTACTTTCATGGAACATGGAAAAGTTATATTTGCTAGGGTCTTCAATACCTTTGCCTGTGATAGTCTCACGTAAATCCTTAAAGAGGCTTCCGATATTCCTAACTTGAAATCTACCAAGCACATAACTATATCTTTATTAAGATTTTGTTTTTAGCCTCTTCATTGTTTATTTTTATTTAACCCATTTATCATTAAAAGTCTAACAAGTTTACAAAACTACCAGCAAAAAGCTGGACTTTGGTAATAGTTTATATGAAGCTAAGAAAATTTAATTACTTGCTTGAATATCATTTGAGATAAACTTTACAATTGGAGTTGAAACCCTATCTTAGCTTATTTAGCGTTAGCCACAACAATTAACGCTACTCTACCAATTTTTGCAATAATTTTCCCAATTTACAAAATTCTCCTTAAAAAAAAATTGAAGATTTTTAACTTATTATGTCACTAAATTGCTATAGTTTCCCAAGTTCCAGGTGTTCCAGCTTCTACACATACCCAACCTAAAATTCCGCCTGCTGAAGGATTACTATTCCAACAAATATCTCCTACTTTTTTCCAAAGTCAATATAATTTCGTTTGTTACTTATACATTATAAATAGTTATATTTGGTATAGGATCATTAGGATAATAGTAGATAAGTTCTATCGTAATATTTGTAATTCCTTTTATGATTGCTTCAGCTTTTGTTTTAACTTGGTCTAACAAAGAATAAGAAAAAGAAACACCACTACTTATATCAACTAAAGTATTTACTGTGGGAACGGTATTATAATTCTGCGAAATAATCGCTTTATAAGCTGTATAAAGTCCAGGTTGACTTGCAATTGCGTTCACTTCATACAAATGAACCCCATTGCTTATATATGAGTTAAATAGAGTATAAACAATTCCATAATCAACAGTAATGTTAGTTTCTGTATCAGGAGCAGTAGTAAAAGTCAAATTGACATCCCCAGTATCATAGTTAATAGTTCCTGTTACATTATCATCAGAGATGTTACCTGTACCATCATCTGTAACAGAGTAAGTAGTTCCACCAATAGTATAGTGAACTTTTACTGTTCCTGGTCCAATTGGTGTATAAGATAAAGCTGTACTAAAAGTGGTAGTTGAACCATCACCTGTTCCAATTATTTCTCCATTAGCACTGGGTAAGTCAGTAAAATACCATCTAAAAATATATTTACCCTTTCTCTTTTTTAAGAACAGTTTACCATAGTTAAGACCAAAAAACGAATCAAAATCCTCAGTTACATACTTCCACAAAGATCCTGGAAATCCTAAACAGTTACTTGGTATACTATTTCCTCTAACTTTAACTCTTAAGCTACCATAATTTCCAGCATCAATCAAATATGCATCTGAATCCACATTTTCAAACGTATTATCAATGATTTCTAAAGAATCAAACCATCTAGCTTCTATTATAGCTTTGTTACCTAAGCTTGTAGTTCCACCATTACACTTAATGGAATTTCCAACAAGAGAAACTGCATAACCTTTCGTATTATAAAAACCCGAAATAACAATAGCTCTATCATCACTTACTTCTATATTAGAATTTCTAATTATAACTCTTTTAGGAGGTGTAGTATCAGCACTGTTAGTAAAATGTATTCTACCACCATAAAAATCACAATTATCAAACAACAAAAATCTCGGACTTTCTTCAAAAAATCCAATTATCCCTTGTTGATTATCACAATGGGGCATAAATGAACAATTTCTAAAAGTACAACTATAAGTTCCACGAGCAGTAGAAATACCTCCATAAGCTCTAAAAATACAATTATCAAAAAGAACGTTGAAAGCATAAGATACATAACCCCAAGCAGTATGACTATCAAAAACACAATTTTTAATTTCAACATTGACTCCACTTCCTATACTAACTAAATAAGGTATTTTTGTAGAATTGTTCATAAACGTAATTCCTTCGATTTTACAGTTAGTAGGTAGTTTATCAATAGTTATTGCAGCTTCATCTGTAACTTTAAAATCATACTTAGCATTTGTAGAAAATTTTAAATAATTTGCACCAACCTCAATGATAAGGAATTCTTGTTTATATAAAGGAATAAAATTAGATTCTGAACTATTAATGGAAGAAAGAGACGTCACAATTACAGTTTGCCCAACTTTATAACGGCTTGTATCATCAATATAGGCTATATTACTTCCTGTCAGCATATCTTGGATTAAAGAATTAGAGCCATTATTACCAACAACTAAAGTATAATCATTATCATTTCTTATAATAGGATTACCTACTCCTTCAACAATACATCCTTCATTCCTTATCGTAAGAGGATGAGAAGTTATATAGTAACCTTGGTGTATTTCAATCTTTAAACCTTTTGAACAATTTCGAATAAAAGAATCAAGTTTCTTAAAAGCATTACTATCATCTGTAATACCATCACCTTTTGCTCCAAACCACTCAGGATATACAGCTTCAATTTTAGGGTTGCCAGTTACAACCCCATCCCCATTAAATATCTGAAATAATCCTGCATCAACTCCACCATTTATAGTTAACTTAAATCTTCTAGTATAATCAGCAGTTATAGATGCTCCATTAGCAAGAGCTGAAGTAAAAGTAATAACTCCAGTTTCATAATTGATAGTATAATCAGTGTTTCTAGTTTGTTCTGTTCCATCAACATAAATAGTTTCAGAGTTTTCTAAAACTGATGAATAAGTTAAAGGAAACTCAGTTGTAGAACCATCACCAGTTCCAACATTTTCATTAGATATATCTTGAGTTAGAACATTTAATATTCCGCCATTGAAAAATTTTAAATTAACATTTTCTGGGATAGTAACATCAGAAATAATATAAAAAATATCATTAATTATTAAAGTAATGTTCTCTGTAAATGTATTGCAAATATGTTTTATTATATTTCCAGAATCTACTGCGGGATCATTTTTAGCTCCAAACCATCCCACGTCTATATTATTATCATGCACTCTTTTCCAACAGCCGTTACCCGAACCACTAGCTGTAAACCAATCGTTTTGCTGCGATATATCACTCCAATCATTTGGAAAAGGCTGAGTTGGATCAATTATAGTTCCACCATTATGATTGGCTTTATCTTCATCAGCATCCCAGTAAAATATTCCGCCACCGCTATCGTCTCTAGTGTGATAACCAAGAACGTAAAATTGTTCGCCTGTTTCAAGTTTGGAAGTATCTATTTGTAAAAGGTCTGTAATAATATCGACCTTAGCTGCTATGTTTGCAACTGTTCTTGCACTACCGACTGAGTTCATAATATTGTTCACAGTTATATCTTTTACAATTACCTCATCTATAAAAGCCCTTGGTATATATGAAGCTCTAGACATTTATCCCTCCATTGCTACGTTAATTAATTTAACACAGCGTTATTTTCTTCTTTTCTTGCCAATCTTACGTAGAGTTGCTGCCAGATTGGCCTGGCGACGAACCTTCGGATTTTTAGAGCGCTTGCCCTTAGCTATGCAGGCATTTGTGACGCCGCTAAAACCTTGACGCTTACACCAACGGGTGAAAGCGCCTGGGCGTTTAATAGCTTTTTGAATCCATTTCTTTGCCATTTTAACCTCCTAAGAAACATCTGTAATGAGTCCATTTTGGACAGTCACGGTTTTGCCATCCCCTGTCTGGAATGTCCCACTCCAAGCATTCGCCATTTGTTGTTCGATGTCACTTATGCGAGACTCATGGTCGGCCAGCTCATTGGAATCCTCTCCAAGCTCATTATCAATACCTTCGAGATGAGATGACAGCTTTTGGTCGCTAGTTGTGTAGTTAGATGGAGTGTAGGACAGTTCAATCGAGTCTCCGTCAGAGACTTTAGAGCCACTAATAGCACCATACACCTCTCCGTCGGTAAAAAGGGCTTTTTGGTTACTTATGACATTGCCATCTTCATCAGTAATTACATCCTCATCATCGTAGAGGAAAGGGCCTACACTGCCTATCCACAATCTACGCTCAGCCATCAATGCACTCCTTTGATGTAAGTTAGAAGGATGTTGCCTACGAAGCCTAACAACCCACCACAGATGGCGAGGGTAAGGCTTACGACATATTTTTGGATAGAATTGACCTTGTCTCGAGGACATGATGCTTGGAATTGACGGATTTTGGAGATGACGCCATTAGGCTTGACGAGAGCATGAATGTCACCTCTGAGATTATTAAGGCCATCCTCTAACATATTAATACGTTCGTCCTGAACAGCTATACGCTGAAGTCCAAGACGGATGTCCTCTAATTGAGACGAAAGATGTTCGAAACGCTTATCAAATTTCGTCTCAAGTCTTATAATTGCATCTTCCCATTGTTGCATCAGGCTATCCTCCAACCCTCTAAAGGTTCATCACTTTCGAGTTCAAGCTTTTCGTAGAGAGCATCCTCGTTGTCTTCTTGGCCTTCATATTCGGGCGGTTCGAAGTAACGGTCACCAATGTCAAGAAGTTCGACGATATAAGAGAAGGCGTCCATTACGTCTTTGCGCTTAGCTCTTGGGAAGGAGAGGAGTTGGGTTTCGAGGACGTTGCATACGCCTTTGTTGTGGTAAATGTAGCCGAGGCGATAATAGGGAGCGAGAGAGGCAATACGGCGGTCTTTGCCCTTCTCTTCATGGCTACCACCACGAGCCTTTAGCCATACGAGTTCAGCCTTGCAGTTACGCTTGACAGCCTCATTTTTAATAGGCTGCTTGATAAATTCATTGAGGCCTGTCTCTTCAACGGCTATGACACTGGCATTTAGGCGGAAGGCCATCCCGAAGAGTTCGTCATAGAATTCGTCAGGGTGAAGTTTGCCATAGACGATATCATGGACATAGATAGCGTGTCCCTTTGTGTCGATGCCTACGCCCACTATTGCTGAGTCAGCCGAGTGGAACTTGGCAGTTTTGGCAGGGTCACCCAGGACGACAAAATCGATTAGTTTGCCCTCCAAATCCTGGGGCTCATAGTATTTGAAGTATTCCTTTTTGAACGTGGCGTCTTTTGTGGAAACTGGAAGGTTACGGTATTCACGATAGAAGACGTCGAGAATGCCATTACGCTCATGGTATTCGTATTCCTTTTGGATTTCTTCATCGGACATGATTTCAGGGACATTGGACTTAAGGTTGTCGTCACATAGTTCGAGCCGTATACTTTCCCAATCAGGGTCATCGAGGAGGTCCTGGAGGAGGGAGTCTTCGTGCTTTAGAGTGTCAATGTAGATTATTCGCCAATCATGGGAGTAACGGCTTACGGCCTTTAGAAGGACAGCGTTGAACCAGGCTTTGAGTTGCTTACGATATTCGGGGTTAGAGATGAGTTCGTCGTCCTCAAGGTCGTCAACTATGAAGAGGTCAGGACGATTGTTGTTATAGACGAGGCCACGAATTTGTTGCTGAGCACCACGAGGGAGGACGAGAGTTTCGTAGCCTACCCAGGCACGCTTGGAGAAGGTTTCTTGGAAGTCCTTATCGAGGGATTTGGGCTTGATAGGGCCGAACACTTTGCGAACAATGGAGTTGCCTACGAGGCTACGCTTGAGGTTTTCAGTCTGGAGCATGGCAGCGTCATGGCTTAGAGATACGTAGACAATGAAGCGAGAGTCACGATAAAGCATGTTTTTGGCAGCTTTGGTGCGAGCGATTGTAGTTTTGCCAATGCCACGAGGGGCGGCAATCGCCACTTTACGAGCCTCTGAATTGATGAGGTCAAAGATGGCATTATGGAGGCTAGTGAAAGGGCCATCGAAGCTCTCGGGAAAGAAAGTCTTGCAAAAGAGCTTGTCATTGCGATAGCACTCGACTAGGATGTCTTGGACTTCGCTTCGTGAGGCATTCTGTGTTAAATTATTTAACATACCAACCTCCATCACCTCCATTGCCTTTGGTAACGTCGTTGTCTTCGACAACGACCGTTAGTAGACCACTCCGCTTGCTATCTTCACGAGCCCGCCGTTTGATTTCCTCTATTTCGGCCGTAGTCAGGTGTGCATGCAAATGCTCGTGCCTACTCACTTGCCTGGGTGAGAGACCGCTACGGTCAAGCACGTCGCCAGCAATTTTCAATTGCTGGGAGGTTGAATAGACTTCGTTAGTTTCGTCCTCGAGACAACGCCTGTAGTGCTTTATAGCTAGTGGAGCAAGCTCCATAATCTGGTTTTTGAGGTCGACAGCGGCTTCGTCACGCTTTTGGCTAAGCTCTTTGAGGGCCTTTTGCATGACAGGAGAGTTGCGAACCCATGAGACGGTCTGAGAGTGGATGCCGAGGGCCTCGGCTATTTGTTTATTAGATTGGCCTAGTAGCAAGCGCCTTTTAATTTCGTGATGGCGAGCCCATAGTTGTTTTGGCCTCCAACTTTTTTTCTCAGAGGGAGGCTTACGACGCTTGTCGAGGTGCCAGTCGGGCTCAAACCACTCATTGCTATCGCTGCCATCGTTAGATGGCTTAAGGGTCTGTTTGACTTCTGTGGTTTGCATGGTTGACTCCATTTTGGTTTGTTTTGGGTGTATAATATCACGGATTGAGGCAATTGTCAAGGCAATTGTTGAGGCAACCATAAAATTTTATAATTTGATGGATTGATAAATTGGTGGATATGAACATTACATCAAATGGCCGTCACACGCACGTAATGGGTCAAATTTGGACGTTTGGACATTGGCCAATATAATTGGCCATGTCCAACGGAAAATGCGAAATTTGGCCGTTTACGTGCGTGTGAAGGGCACGTGTTAATGATTTCAATGGGTTACAAATTTCCCATTGACATTTCATTTGACATTTGATATATTATATCCGACCCTGGAGGGTGCTACCTTTAATTGTAACACGAAATGGCAATTCGTGCTACGGCCTGCCACCAGTTTGCAAATGCTATCGCATTTGCGACTGTAAGTCCAAAGGCTTTGCGAATGCTATGTTAAATTATTTAACACAGTGGAAGTCACCTCAGCGGGTGCGTAGCACAAAATTGAAATTCGTAGCACGCCGCTTCATTGCCTTAACGATATTAGAGACGTTACCATCGCCTCTAACAACGTCAAGGTCATTGCCGCTTCGATGTTCGCCCCTTCGGCCTCACCTGCCGACTTCGTCGGCTCGACTAGCATCAGTGCCATCGACCGTTGTTTGTCAGCGTCAATGTCGCTTCGATGTGACGCTATGCGTGCGTTGACAAGGTTAGCGCCAACGCCAACGACGCTTCGAGGTGAATTACTAGCGTAATTCATCAGCTTGGTGTCAGCCTATTACCAGCGACAAATGGCCAACGAGGTTGGCCATTGCCAACCTAGAGGTGAATCGCCCTGTGATTCACCAGACAGGTGGCCACAAAAGTGGCCGTCACCAGCGATGCCAATCGTGAGGTGAATTGCAAGGCAATTCACCAGCACTATTGACCTGACCAATCGTGAGGTGAATTTGCCAAGTGGCAAATTCACCAGCAAGGCCACCGTCTTGGTTGCGGCCATCTGGAGGTGAATTGCCTCTGGCAATTCACCAGTTGGGCGACAAAAGTCGTCGCCAGTGGCTGTCGCCCGCAGAGTTGACCACATAGTGGCCGACGGCAATAGTGGTGGCCTCAGAAATTTGGGAAATTTTGTGAGAGTAGGACATTAATACGACTTTCGATTGCTATCCCCTTGCGGGGGCTGGTTCGCAGGACGAACCAAACCTTTCACCGTTGGTGAAAAGGTTTGGTTCTTTGTTTAACGATAAGTCCTTGAAAGGAGGTTTGCTATGAGTAAAAGGGAATTCGTAATGAAGGTCAGTGGTGGTAACCTTCCCAGAGGGAAGAGTTACCAGATTCCTTGCACGATGGACTTTACAGGGTGCACTAGGGACGAGCTCATCGATTGGGCACTTAGCGAGCGGCGAATTGCCGCTCAACGGTGGCTAAGGCTCCAATCAGAGGAATTTCTTGCAGAGTTACAGAAGAAAGGCCTGCGGTTGCATGCAAGGGACGCTGGTCGGCAATTGGCTGACCCGAATAAGAGGGTGCAGGAACTCAGGAAGCTTGGCCTGCCAGACGAGCTGGCCAGGCTTGTCGTTTCGAACCCTGAGAAGGTGCAGGAGTTGTTAGCGAAATTGACGAAGTAGGCAATGGCAGTGGGCTGGCCGAAAGGCCAGCCTTTCTTTTTGTCGGCCATTGTGGCGACAAGGTCGCCACAAAAGCGGTGGCCAGCCTACGGCTGGCATCAGGGCGTGCCTGCGGCACGCCAGGCACGCCAAGGCTGGCCTACGGCCTACGGGCTGCGGTCTTGCGAGCGAGGCTCGTAGCCAGGCTGTGGTCAGTGTCGCTGGCCAGATTGTTGGCCAGGCCTACGGCCAGCTTGGCCGTCCGTTGAACGGCCAAAGGATGGTCAGCGAAGCTGACAACGCCGAAGGCGTTGTCCTATGTTAAATTTTTTAACGCAGCGGCATGACCTATCGCATGGCCTACCGCATGGCCTACGGCCATGCGAGCTTTGCTCGCCAGCTCGCATTGCCAAGGGCAATGCAAATGCCAATGGTGTAGGCCTCTCTATACTATAGAGAGCCTTGCCTACGACCAATGACATGCCTACGACATGCTAATGACGTGCCTTTGTTAAATTGGCAACGCCAATTTAACAGCAAAATGGCCATTATGACTTCAATTCGCAGTCAATTCGCTCCAGTAATGCTTATAAGCTATGCCCAGCCTGCAATTGTTGCCTGTGTTAAAATTTTTAACACAGCAACGAGGCCCTTTGGCATGCCGTAGGCATGCCTTTGTTAAATTGGCGTCGCCAATTTGACTTCAAATTGAAGCCAAATTTGACCATTTTGACTGCGAATTGAAGCCATTTGGACACAATTGACTTCAAAATGCAGTCGGTTTGACGTGCGTTCGCACGTCAAACCATTGGAATCATTGAACAAAACCATTTTGCCTTCAAAATGCAGTGAAGTCTGTCTGGTCTCTTTCTCTCCATCCATCCATTTCATTTAACGCAGGCGGACTCCGTCCGCTAGTGTCCACCACTATCTTCTTTCTCTCTGCTGTAAAAAAAAAATGAAAGAAGAGAGAGAGAGAGAAAACTAGGAAGGAAGGCCAACAAAGTTGGCCAACAAAGTTGGCAAGCCAAAGGCTTTGCCTCTGCGTTAAATGATTTAACGAAGGGAGGAGAGGGAGACCAGACAGACTTCATGGCAAATTGAAGTCGGAATGGTCATTCCCAATGATTTTAACGGTTTGTGTGCCGTTGGCACACAAAATATGACTGCAAATTGAAGTCATTTGCGTGCGAATGCACGCAAATTGAAGTCATTTTGGTGCATTCGCACCAAAATAACCGCAAATTGAAGTCAATTTGGTTCAACTCACTTGACACAGCACCCGTTTTGTGGTATATTGGCCACAATGGCAGCCATGACTTCGTCATGGCCAAGACCGTTGACTGCGACATGGCCTTCAGCCATGTCGGGTGAGCTATAAGGCGAACATCTGAAGCGTCATGGCCAATGTCATGGCCAAAGGCCATGACTGGTGAGCCGCAAGGCGAACATCCAGATTGGCCTTGCTAACTGCAAAGCCAAAGGCTTTGCTGGTGAGCCATAGGCGAACATCCGAATTGTCGTTGGCCTTGCCAACGAGGCTGGTGAGCCGCAGGCTCACCTCGAAGCGTCAGCGAAGCTGACAAGGCTACGGATGAGGCCACGGGCCTCTTCTCTAGAGAAGAGACTAAGGCCAATGTTTGGCAAATCGAAGGTTTGCCGACCCTTCGTTAAATAATTTAACGCAGCGAGCCAGTGGCTCTTGCGAGCCTTTGGCTCGCAAAGGCCCGCAAAGGAGGACACTATGACTAACCAAGAGAAGCTAATAGCCTTTATGTGGGAAAGGCCTACCTTATCGCTAAAGCATTAGGCAGGCCTTCCGAGCTCTACTTCAACGAAAAAGACGAAGAATACCTTCGTCAGCTAGACGATGAGCTAGCTTCGGCAGTCTGGCGCTCGATAAAGGCTGCAGTCAGTTGGGGCGAAAGAGGTTTATACGAAGGCACTTGTCCGTTTTGCCTAATAACTAAACACAAGTGCAACATATGTCCCTATGCCGAGCAGCACGGAGTATGTTCTCATCCAGACAGCCATTTTAAAAAGATTCGGGAAAGAGGCCTTGACTATCTATATGGGGCATCTGAGAACGTCCTGACGAATGAATTCTATAGGGAATTAGTTGAGAGGATAGAGTCATTAAGAATAAATGCTTTACTAGATAATTTAACACAACAGGTTGGCAGCTTACCACCAACTTCACCAAAGGAGGTATCAAAATGACTAGCCAAGAGAAGCTAATAAGATTTATGGAAGGAAAGGCTAGCCTCATCACTAAGGCAACAGGCAAGCCCTCCGAGCTTTACTTCAACAAGAAGGACGAAAAATACCTTCGTCAATTGGACAGCCAATTGGCCAGAGACATCTGGCTCTCAATTAAAGAGGCAATCCGTGAGGGCATGGAAGGCCTTCGTGAAGACCTCTGTCCATTCTGCCTAA